TCATTCTGCAGGTTCTTTCTCTGCTGAAAACTCCCTTCTCAAACTCGTTAACGGGTTCTTACTGACAACATCTTCTAAGTGATCGGGTGCCAGATGAGCGTAACGCATAGTTTGCTTTATATCGGCATGACCAAGTATACGTTGTAAGGCAATGATGTTGCCGCCATTCATCATGTAGTAGCTGGCGAAAGTGTGGCGCAGAACGTGGGCGGCTTGTTGTTTTAGCCGAGGAATGTTTCTGGATATGAAGCGGTACACGGTTGAATAGCCAATCCCAAACAATGGGCCAGAGCCGGGTTTATAAATCTCTTCATACAACTCCGGGCTAATAGGAACTGAACGGTTCTTCTTACCTTTGGTTTGAGTAAAGGTCACTTTGTATTGGCTCAACTGGGAGCCAGTAAGTGACGCCGTTTCACGAAAGCGACCACCTGTTGCAAGGCACAACTTAATGACCTTATGCAAATCATCATGGTATTCGTGGTTTTCTGCTTTAGTGATCAAATCTTCCATTTCTTCAACAGTCAGGAATTCCATTTCAGATTCATGCAGCTTGAACTGGCGAACAGAATGCAGCGGGTTTTCACCTTTCCATTCGCCCATGCGTTGCAGTTCTACAATTACAGCATTCAGCAAATCTTGCTCGTTGTTACAGGTGCGAAAAGAGACAGCAATTTTACGCCCATTTAAATCCGCAACCTCACCCGCTAAACGACGAGTGCGATATTCCGTGAACATAGCCGGAGTGAACTTGTGATAGAGCGGGTCGCCAACGGCTAAGCCAATCACTTTCAGCTTGTTGTAGGTGTATTTCGAGTGAGCAAGCGACTGACCATGGCGTTCTTGCCACAAATCAATCATATCTAGCAGGCTGCGGGTTTGAGTTGTTTCACCAAGCCAGGGTTTATCGTCTGTTTCTCTCAGTACAAACTTTTCATACGCAAGCGCTTCCCCTTTAGTGGCAAAGCGTTTTCTTACCCGTTTACCGTTGCGACCGCTCGGGCGAACATCGCAAAGCCAAGGCTTTTTGTTGCCGTCTTTAAGATTCCGAATAGACATAAATATACCGATGTACTGTTTATATGAACAGTATATCGGTCAGGTGAGATCTTCAATGTTTAAAATCGGTGGGTGCGAACAAGAATGGTCATTTGAGTTTAGTTTTTAGCGTAGAATCAGTCCAATATCAGTCATTTATGGGGAACGTTAACTATGGAAAACAAAGCGAGCAACGCACTTAGTTGGCCGGAGGCTTTCCGTGACGTTGTCAATAACTTCATTGATAAGCTGCCTTTCATTTTCTGTTTGGTGGTTTTGATTGTTTCTGCTCTTAACTAGACAGCTTCACCTTTGGTAGCAAAGCCAAACTTTTTAAGATTACGTATTGGCATATGAGTATTTTTTGAAGGTTTGAGCCAACCGTCTAGCAAAAATACCGGGCACTTAGGAACCCTATTAGGGTGCTAACACTTTGCAGCATTGCTCACAACTGTGGCTACATTTTTTCCTTCTGACTGCACTTTTATCTGTAGCAGTATCCAATAAAGATATAACGATGTGCTTTACTGTGAAAATGTGGCCAGTAGCACGGTTCAAGTGCTCAGTGAAAAAATAGTTGTGACCTGAACCAGTAAACGTTAGCCCGTACTCTTTTGAACGATTATCTTTGTTTTGTAAAAATGCTTTCCAATCTTCAAGAACCTTCTCCGACGGATTATTTTTACAGTAAATTAAAAGAGCACCGTCCCGTATATCGCCTTTTGCATAGCGGTCGGACAGTTGCCTAAACCCCTGCATGATATGGTCATTTCTATAATCAATCTTTGCTTCGCCTAACCAAATGAACTCGTCGTTTTCATTTACGCACACATCACAGTTACCACCGTAACTGGCTTCGTGTTCAGCAGTGTGATTTAAGAAACGGAGTAGATTGACAATTTCAATCGATGTCCTGTCTTCAGAATCATGTTCGCGGTGTATGGGGTGTAACGATATCCGAGAAAATATTCTGTCAAGATCGTCGTGTAGCCGTTGGAGTTGAGCGTCGTAGTCACCTACTGCTAAGTCTGACTGTAGGTTAATAGATGCGTTTGGAAAGGCCCTTCGACCAAAAGGAGTTTGTAAATCTGCCAGGCTAAACTTACTCAGATCCATGCGTTAAAACACTTCCAGTTCTTGAGTGAAGAAATCTTCATTTATCACAAATGAGATTTTTACCTGGGATTTGTAATCATCGATGGGCTGACCTGTTATTGGGTGGGGAAGAAAACCATCGCCTTCTGCCTGATACAACTCATCAGCAGTAATTTCGTGTATATCACCTGAATACAATTCATACCTAGGGCGAAGTATTCCGATACGAGGGTGGCAGAAATAGTTGAAAACTTTAACTACTTCTGGTGTATCTTCCCTATTGTCACCACCCATTCGAACATACTCTATTATGTTGAGTGGAACTCCCTGAAGTTCATCACAATCACTTAGAAGTGCTTCAAAAATGCGCAACGCAACGGGGAGGACATTTGTGTCCTCCCAATCATTGGTTATCCGTTGGCGCATTTGTTGAATTTTCATTTAGTTGTCAGTGCAAACTTCTTGTATTGAGTGATGTTCGATTTTAGCTCTGCTATATGATTATTATAGTCGCCAGCTGAGATGCAGTTTGAGATTATTGCATACTCTAAAAAAGGCGGCGTAGATTGTAGCATTCTTGACGCTCCAGGTAAGTACAACTCCGTCTCAAAATGGCCGATATCGGTGATTGATTTTTGCTTGCGTAGTGCTATGCGAAACACCTGTATTTTGTGCTTAGATGCAGCGAGGCTATTTTTCCCACCTTGATGAAACAGTTCTTTGCGTAAGTCTTTCGTACTGGTCCTCATTTTCTCATGGTGGATAACGGAGCCAACTGAGAAACCGAGTTCACAAACACGCAATTGAGAGAATTGATATCCACCGGGAACTGCATAGAAAAGGTTCAAGGTGTCTAATTGAAGAGAGGATCCTGGAATGACTTCGGTCACTGTATTTACAAACGCATTTCTTAGCTGACCTAGGGATTGCAGTAGCGAATCTTTAGAGCTAATAGAAGATGTATCCAGTCTGAATTCGACTGTTGAGTCTTCAAACCGAAGAAATGCCGAATCGTAATATCGACGTTGAACACATCGTTTAGCTGTTATGTCATAAAGTTCAGCAGGTGCTGTGAAGTTAATTTGGTTCAAATAAGCTTCGTCGAGTTCAATCTTCTCTACCAGTGACTTCAGCGATGCATAGGTAAACAGTATGCCATCCTCAGTCCTCGATAGATCAATCAGAATTGGCTCGTCAGATAATAAATTGTCTGTTGTGTCATCTAGGAAAGGGTAGTGAATTTCGATATCGCTAATCTGAGCCAGAAGGTTCTCATAGTTTTCATCTATAGATTTGAGGTTATCTTCATGTAACTGTGCCAAAGAGACCGTCTTATCGCCGTACATCAGGTAGCTATGGTAAAAAAGCTTAAGTTGATCAAGCTTTTGAACATCTTTTGGGTCTGAAGAGATAGCCAAGTCAGTCAAAGTTTCCTCTACGGCAATTATGCCTCTTTTGGTCCTAATCCCGCATTCTTTCAGCAGTATCTCCAAAACTTTATAGGGGATTCGTTTGCAGACTGATTTTGCCAAACGTATGTTGTCAAGTGACATATATGTTCCTTCTTTTTCTTTTTAAGTCTATGACTCTATGGGATTGCTATCGCTTAAGCTTCTAATTCGTCTTCAAACAAATGTTCTAGACCAAAGTGATCGCGCCAGTGGCGCTGTTCTTCTTTGCTCATGTTGTAGCGATTGATAAAAGCGACCCAGTTAACTGGATCATTCAAGTGTTGGCGCAAGTGTTCTTTGGCGCCAAGAAGTTCAAATGCTGATATTTTGAAATCCACTTTCACAGTTTCCTTTAACTTAGCTGCGCATTTTTCATTCTTTTTGTGGGGCACAGGTACGGTAAATTGTTCCTACAGCGTCATTAATCATAGTCCGCTGCTGGTTGACAGACTCTTTTGTTGCGTCGCCTCTTGCATATGAGAACACCTTGTTCACATAGATTTTTGAACGCAAAACAACTTCGTTGTAGGCCAGACGAGTGAGTTCCATGTTCGGATTCATCATGTCTTGTGGAGTGAAACTGTTGTCTGCTTCGATGCGTTCAATTGCAGGGTTGAATGTTTTGGAACGCCATTGACCAATCTCTTGATAAGTGGCGTCACGTTTATATAACCGCAAAGCTTCCACAACCAAATGCACGGATTCTTTGGTCATCGGCATAGCTCTATCGCAATCAGTAGAAGCGATAGCAGAGGTAGTGAACAGGCCTAACAATAGAAACGCGTATTTCTTCATCTTTACCCCTAGCCAATTTTTCTTATTTAAGTTTTGTTTCTAAAACAACCTTCCCAATGACCTCGATATCACCATCCTGAACTTCAATCGTTTGTCCATCGAACGCAATAGCGAGTTTACCAGGTAGGCGTTGAACTTGGTTGATAGAGTAACGACCATCGATACCGATCAGGTAGTTACCATTCATGGCATCATTTTCGTTTTTATCGACCAGCATCATGCTTTGGTTGGTTTCGATTTCGATGAGTTCTGAACGTTCCAAGCCAAAGCTGTTGAGACGTCGAATGGAATAAGGCACTACGCCAGTTTCCAGCAATTTACCGTTGGTCAAACAAAAGCTTTTTACCGAGCGAACAGATAATTGAGGATTTTGTTCAGTAGCAACGGTGACACTGTATGTGGCGCGTGGTTCTTCTGCTTTACCAGCAAACTGTGAACGATCTTCTGGCTTCAATGCCAATTCTTCGATTGGCACGCCCAAAGCTAAGTGAAGACGAACCATTAGTTCATGTGATGTCCGATCGTGAGCATTCCAAGTCGTGAAAGTCGATTTGGGGATGTTTAGTCTCTCGCCAAGCTCTTCAAAATTACGACAATTAAGATGTCGTTTGAGATTTTCTGTAAATTCTCGGCCTTTTTGATAGTCAAATGGCATAACTACATTGTTTGGATTCATGCTTAAACGAGACCTTTTGTGATCTAAATCTGATTTTTTGTTTCAATAAACTCAAATGAGATATTGAAATTATGTCAAACGAGATCAATAATCCTTGTGTGTTCAATTTTGCGCCTAGATAACCACAAATAAGCGCCAATTCATAAGGATACCACCATGGCCAGCATACAAATAGCCATAGATACACCCTATGTGACTAAACGTGAATTTCTTCGAAGAACAGGTATGACGTCGTCTACCTTCGACAACCTGCGCAATGCAGGCCGAATCCCCGTAATGGAGAAGCCTTCAGCCAAATCAACCGTATTGGTGAACCTGTATAAATGGGCCGAACAAGCCGCGATGCAGCAGGTGTAACCATGCGTTTTTCCTCCCTGATTCCAACCAAATCTTACTGCCCGTTCTGGCTTCATGTGTTCGCCTGGGCAGTCATTTGCATTCCAACGTTGCTATAAGGATTGTCAAACATGGACGCGAACATCGCCATGTGCAGTTTACGTAGTGCCAAACAAAACGCGTTTGACGAAGCGTGCTGTGCATTTGCAACCAACCACAACATGGCTTCATTGGCCAGAAAGATGGATATGGGCGAAACCATGCTGCGTAACAAGCTCAACCCCGAGCAGCCGCACAAGCTTTATGCCATCGAGCTGGCGTGGTTGTGCCATCACTCTGGCGACTACTCCATTCACAACGTTCTTTATAGCGATTTGGGCACCGTAACCGTGGCGCTGCCACCGGAATCAGAACAGAAAAGCTTCATTGAGCGCACGTTAATGAACAACGCGCTCAGCGGCGAGCTCTCTGGCGATGCAATGCAAATGTGCACCGCAGAGCGCCTGCCGCGCTCCACCAAAAACAGAACATTGGCGAAAGCGCATGCTGCGCTCGGCAACCTCGTTCTGATGATTTCCGATTTAGAAAACCGCACTACAGGCGTGACCCCTATGTTGTCGATGGGGATGGATTTTCTCGTCAACGGTGCGCCCATCCCGGGTTTAGCTTAGGAGAATTTGTTATGTCAGTTGCTCATCAAACTATGGTCGAACCTTGCCACAAACCGTGCCCCGACTTGAGCTGTTACAGCTTAAACGCCGCGCAAAAAGCCAGGGGGTTAGCGAACCTGCAGAACGTTCGCCATTCACTCAAAGAAAGGCAGCTTGAGCCGTTGCGCACTAAGCGCCAAGAACTGGTTGCAAAAGCCAACCACGAAGATACCCGCCAACTAGAGCGCGCGCGTATCGCCGAAGAAATCCAACGAATCGACAGACAAGCGCAACGCATTCAAGAGCGCTGGTCTTAACCCTTTTTACCTAGCCAACCTTTGCCCTCTCGATTTCTTCGGATTGAGGGAGGGATTTTTTCGTCTCAGCGTAGGAGCAAAGATGATGAAAGACCCAGTAACCAAAGAAGCGTTTGAACGCGCCATTATCGCCACTATTACCAGCCTGTATGCACTTGCTATCGATAGCGCCGAAGTGATGAGTGTGCGTATCGAATACTCCTCAAGCATGAAGATGCTGAACGTCATCATCTTCTCTGCAACCACAACAGAGCACGCCCACAACATTGTGTTGCTGGACGACAAGCAAGCACTCAAAGACCTATTGGCGATCGAGGATGACTTGATCGAGCGAATCGCCGCACGTCGCGATGAATTGGAGAAGGGGAATGCAGCATGAGCACACTGACAATTCACGAACTCAAAATAAGCACCGAGCACTTCATAGAAGTGCTGGCAGGACGCAAAACGCATGAAGTTCGATTCAACGACCGAAATTATCAAGTTGGTGACTGCTTGAACCTCCGCGAAATTGATGAGAGCGGTAATTACACCGGGCAAGAAATGAATACTCAAATTTGCCATGTACTTCATGGTGGTCAGTATGGTTTGGCTGAGGAGTGGTGTGTTCTCTCGCTAAAGAATGCCACTCACAACAAAGCCCACAAGTTGATTGAGTACCTGCGTGATCGCTTGGAAGAAACTTGTGATTGCATTGAAGCGGGTTATGGCATCGCACGGTCTTCTGGCCATTCCACGTCAGATGCGGAAATGACCGTGGAGGGCGGCCGAGTGTTTATTGAAGAGGCTAAAGAGTTTCTGGGTACCTTCGCGGAGAGCCAGCCATGCAATACGCAGCAGTAATGCTTTGTGCCGATGGCGGAGTGATCCGCCACGAACAAACTCAAGAAGTCGCCAACATTCTGATTGGCGATTTCGATTCGATGCAAGAAGCCATGAACCAAGCCTGCCGCGATCTCGATTGCAGTGTGATGCATCCCCGCGAAAAGGGAATCATCAGCAAAGGACGCGGAAAGGGCGGTTATCTGTTAGTGACTACGCAAGAGTTGGGGGCGGTATGAGATACGCATACAAGACGTCCAAACTGATAACGAAAGGGAAAGCCGCAGAATTCGTAACCGTTGAGGTAACGGAGTGACTTCCAGCTACGCAACCAAGAAAAACAGACGCGCTCACCAGAAGGTATTAACCCAAAGTGAGCGCCTGATTTCTTGGTACCAAACATTTGAAAAGAGTGAGCTGCTAGCGCTTGAGGCCAGCGAGTACGAGCAAGAACGAGCGCACCAGCTATTTCTTGAGTGGTCACGCAACAAAGACAAAGCAGCTCAGCCGGTTCAATTTATTCAGCGCACCCTCATTGAAAAAGAGCCAGACAATCTCACCGTTATCGAACGTAAACTCTATAACGCGAACAAGCTCGATTTCGAGTGGTACCGCACCTATTTTGCCGACCTTCCATCCTACCTGACTAAGTACTTTGCCAACCGCTATTTGGCGATCTTGAAGAAAAGCGGCAACCGCGCTGCGAACATCTTCCTTCGCGAAAAAATGCACCCGGCACAAGCACGGGTCCGCATGGTGATGGACCAATACAAACATCTGCCAACCACTCACAAGATGGCTTTGCTCAGCACCGAACACGATGTTGAGCAAAGCGATTTTCAACCAACTGAAACTAAACAGCTTGGCTTTGACTTTGAACAAATCGAGAAGAATGCCAAGCAAGCCAAGAACCGCATTCTGGCAGAGCTGGAGCGTGACGAAATTAAAGAGATGGCGTTCAAGCTGTCGTGCATCTTAAACAAAAAATTCCAGATCCTAAGTGCACTGCACAAACAGGAAACTGACGAAGAAGTTGAGAACGCGATGGTCATTGTTTATGAATCGCTTGCAGCGTTCTTAGCCTCATTCGGTATTACGCCACCTCGGAAATACAAAAAACAAACGTGGCTTTCTGCGGCTACGGATATGTCGAAGATTAAAAGTGACGGTTGGTTGTTCGATCGGCTAACGCGTATTCGCAAAAACATGCGCGAACATTTGGCGATTGCAATGGGCCAGGTGTCGGCACGCGCTTCGGCGTACTGTTCGTGGGATTGCCTTCGAGAGCACAAAGAGCAAAAAGAGAAGAACTGGGAATTCATCAAGAACGGCATGCTGTTTGAGCAAGATACAGGCGAAGAAGCCGATCTGATGAACATGGTTCTGAAGAGTATTTCAAACCCGGCGATTCTGCGTCATGAACTGATGGCACGTTGCCGCGGTTATGAAGACATCGGCAGCTTGCTGAACTTGCAGGGCATGTTCCTTACATTGACCGCGCCAGGTAAGTACCACAACAGCTATCAAAGCGGTGGTTTTATCCCGCACTGGAACGGCGCAAGCCCAAAGCAAACTCAAGGCTACTTGAATAACGTATGGCAACGCATTCGCGCAAAGCTCGATAGAGAAGGGATCCGTTGGTTTGGCCTACGAGTCGCTGAACCCCACCACGACGGTACGCCGCACTGGCATTTGTTGCTTTGGGTTCGGCCGCAAGATGCACTGGCGGTGTCAGACATCTTCATTCGCTATGCCGTGCGTGAAGATGCCATAGAGCTGTTCAAAAAAGCGGACCTTTACTATCCGGTTGCGTATCAGGCGCCGCAATACTGTGCGCCAACCGTAGCACCGAAAAACGGCTTCAAGGTACCTCACAAGATATACGCCAAGGATTTCCCGTGCCAAGTGGCCGACTTGCGCCCAAAAGTGGAGATCCCTGATTTGGTCAGAGCGGCCACGATGCAAAGTAAGGTGACGCTACTCAATATTGACTACAAAGCGCGATGCGATGTGAAGTTCATCGATCCAAAGCAAGGTACCGCGACGGGCTACATCGCCAAGTACATCGCTAAGAATATCGATGGCTACGCAATGGATGACTTGGTTTCAGATGAAACAGGCAAGTCAGTCAAAGATATGGCAAAGAATGTCACTGCTTGGAAATCTCGCCACTGCATCCGTCAATTTCAGTTCTTTGGGGGCGCACCGGTGACTACCTACCGCGAACTGCGCCGCTACGCCAACTTAGATAAAGCCAGCTTTATGGACTACCTCACTCAGTTGAGCCGTAGTGAGATGCTGGACATCTATCTGGAGATGGAACGCAAACCGAATAAAAAGTTTGTCGGCCCTGCGATTCCTGATCACCTGCTTAAAGATGCCAAACGTTTTGATGCTAAGCGCCTGTTCATCATGTTGGGCGAAAACTATCAGCCAACGATGGACAACAAAAGTGAAAGCGCAGTAGCTGCAATGGAAGCCGCCGACAAAGGCGACTTTAAAGGTTACGTCATGGGGCAGGGTGGCCCCTTTGTCGCGCGTGAAAATCTAGCGATTAAAAACGTGTATCAGGAGCTGCCATTTGCATCGCCACACGGTGAAACCGTTCGAAAACTGGAAGGCTTCGACGCCTCAGGCGTGAAAGTGAAAACGCGCACTAAGAATTGGAGCATCACCAAAAAGCCAACCACCAAGGCACGCCAAGAGAAAGAGTACGAAGTTATCAAAGCAACCGAGAACCCAAGCTCTTGGAAGATTCGCCGCAAACGCACATCCGTGAATGAGTCAGCAGAAGTTGAAGCGTCCACCCAAGGGAGCGCAGCGACCGTCATGGGCGGCGTTGCCGCCTCTCGGAGTTCTGTCAATAACTGTACGCATCCACCGGGCGAACAGGGTACCAGTGATAACGAAAGGCCATTAGATCCGTTAGTGGAATACGAGATAAGTAAGCTGATAGCTGACCATGATTTCACCGAAAACATCCGTCAGAGACTCATGAAAGGTCAGTGGGTAAGGGTGACAGAAGAGAAAAGCGTCAAGTTGCATCTTGGCGATGGCCAGCGACGCCCAGACCAAATCGTCTACCGCCACAACATCAAGCCAGATTTGAGTTGGCTAGGGGAAACCGAGCCAGAAATTGAACCGTTAACAGAAGAGAACTACCAACAGCCGAACCTTTCACATTTTGAGTATGTGGAAGGCTGGCCAGTGGTGTGAGATAGATTCACTATGGTTTTTGAGTTTTTGGAGGAATAACTACGGCCGCTTGCATACTAGCGCATTGCTTTAAAAACTTGTCTAGAGCACTGCAAATAGCAATAGCCTCGTTTTGAAAAACTTCTTCATCAAGATCGTAATCAGCTTTTTTACGTTTAGTTTTGTATATTTCTAAAAATGTTTTTAGACGCTGCATATCTTTGGGATTGTACGGCTCGTCTCGTTTGGCATCATATGATGTCAAATAATTCTTTAGAGATTCATGACAACCTACGCCCTTAATTGGTATTGGGCGTTTGGTTAGCAATTCAAGAACGCCATGATACATGCCGTAATAACTTCGACTAATTATATTTCTGTAATCGATCTCACAGCTCGCATTAGTGGTGGCACTTTGTACCAGAGAAAGAAAGTCTTTAGAACTAACAGGCATCTTTCACCCTCTCTGCGAACGTAGGTACACCTTCCGGTAACACTTCGAAATGCGTTACGCAGCGAATCTCGTCTAGCTCAGCATCAACTAGGGCTCCGGACAAGTCCCAGTTTAGGTCAAAAATCTTTTCTGGTGGACACTCGACATAAACAGTGAGAGTTGCTTGAGACGACTCTGGCAGCACAGACAACGTAGTATGGTTTAGAACCACTTTATCGTGTTGCTCAATCACCTTCGCGGCTAACACTGACAGTTCGTTAATTGTATTGCTAGAGACTGAAAATTTTTCTTCAATATCACGCATTATCATAAGACGTCCCTCTGAACGAGGTTGTTTCCACTCAATCAATTGCTGTTGCTGAGTTCTCATCAACCATTCGTTTAGTTGCGCATCAAGACCAAAATCGTTAAACAACCAAATAATGCTAACGATATTTTCAACGTCATAGGCGTCAGAGCATTCTAATGGCATGCGCTGTACGGCTTCGTACGCAACTGTCGGTTTACCTTTCTGAATCATCGCCCAAATAATATTAGACGAAACAAAACCATCATGGCCAAAGTGCTTGATGGCACTAAGTGCTTTCTCTTTAGCCTTCTCCACTTTATCTGCAGCGCAGTAGGTGAGAATCTCAATCAGTACTTGTTCTTCTTCCGTTGGCAATTCAGATGCCTTGCGTTTAAATGTCGCAAAGTCAATATCATTCATTTTCTCATTACTGAAAATAACTTCAGTCAGAGTATCAAGTAGTTCGTTAGATTTTGACGCCGGTACTAAATGCAAAGTCTGCCACCTAATGGATTGAAAAACTTAGAAGATAAAAAAATACTACAAGTGATTAATCAGTGTAGTATTTAGTTTGTTAACTTGCCTGTGATACGGGATGTTGTATGCACAAAGTTATCCACAAACACCATCTCGTGCGCACTATATCATAAAAATTATACGCCGCCATATGCCTAAGTGCACATTTTGTACGCATCGATGCGCCTATATACGACTCAATATCCACTATCATCCCCATAACCAATCCTGCTCGCATGCCCCAAGCCAACTGGCCAATCACTTACCGTACCGACTGGAAACCTGCCAGCATTATCTTATTTGGCAAAACCGCGTACTACATTTGCTTCGACCTGCAACCAAAACCGTTTAGCTGTGAGTTCAGTGCAAAACACACTCCGCAGATTAATCAGGCAACGTTCCACTTTGCCGATCAGCACAAACGACCAATCAAACTGCATCAGGGGAATCAACCCGCGATAGGTGATGTGGGATATTTCGAATCAACCCACATTGATGATTTATGGGTACAGGTGATCAGCTTCGCTGCACGGTGTAATAGCTGTTGTGCATTGCTGTGAACAAAGTCGCGATTAGCAATATCCAAAAAACCACTGTGGAAACCTGTATAAATATACAGTATATTGCCTGTGTAGTTGGGAAGGATGTTGATATGTCAGACAAAAAAGAACGTTTCCAGCAGGCTCTGGAGCTGATTATCGATGGGTTGTCGTTGAGCGAAACAGGAGCGGGGCGTGTTGAGGCTGGGCGCTACATTCTGACGTTGTTGGTCGCAGACAATCCCGGTTTACTGGATGCAGAAAAAATAAAGGCCATCCAATCAATCATTGCGATGGCCGACGAACAGGAAAGTCCTGCGTTTCGCTTATAACATGTTGAGTTGGTGTTTAAGTTGTTGCCGCTGTTCTGGCGGCAAAGCTTTCACCAGGTTAAATGCAAGCTGGCTGGTCGTTTTGGCTGAAGGGCTCAATGTGTGACTATAAGAAAGGCTCATCACAAATGTGTGGCCGCATTCTGGGTCACTGCAAGCGCAGTACAGATCAGCAACACTGTTGGTTAAACGGTTTGATTTCTGTATGCGGGATTTCTCCCCACATTCCGGGCACAACACTCTCATAGAAAACACCTAGCTTATTGACCGACCTCTTAATCATACGCCAAAACACTGTATTTTAGTACAGTGTTATTGTTCACAAAACGCTCACTATGAATTTGCGTTTTACGTATTCACTTCAATAATTAATTGGTCTTTTGGTGTGGGGAATAATTATGGATTGTAAAGTGCATCTTTGGTTACTACCAATGTCGATAGCTGGATCTCTTCCTGCGTTTGCTGCAGATGATACTCAAGCTACTGAGAATAGTGGTACCAATACAAAAAACGCAACAAGTGTTCCAACTTCAAGTGACAATGAGCTACCGAAAGGAGTATTAAAGTTTCCGTTCGATTTATCTTCTGATGATTATTGTATCCCTGCTAAGGTTTCATTGAGGCTTATCGATCAAACAAATGATAGCTACATTGTCTATCGTCCGGAACGCGGGGCATTGGGCGATTGGTTATATGAACCAAACTTAGAAAATAAATCTGGAAAGCCTGCGGATAATTATTGTGGTGATACAAAACCTATTTTACCCGTGAGTAGAAAAATTAAGTTGGCAAAAAAAGACGTTAACTTAGATTATGCGAGTAAATTTGGTTGGCAATATGGAGCTCTCATTGCACCCTACAAATACTACACCAGTAACGGTGATTTAAGTGGTGGCGCTACGATTGCCCCTTATTTTGGTTGGCGCCTAAATATAGAACCCATCAATTTCTCATTTACTCCTATTCTTTTTGCTGGACCCACTATGGTCAATGTCGAAAAATCAGATGGGTCTGATTCTAATGTTTTTGGGGTCAGCGTGGGTACGGGACTACTTTTAGAACTACATAAAGAGTTCAACATGGGCTTTGTTCTAGGGTACGACGTTGTTTCAAAAAGTGAAGATTTTGATAACAACGGCCGTCCTTGGTTATCCGTTTCATTTGGTTATAAATTTGGTGGGTAGTTTTCTATTTTTTCTCTTCTCCAATCATTAAATCAAACGTCAAATGCAGTGATTTGGGAATCTCCGGGTCGCTGTTGATGGCATCCGCAAAGCGCTTACACACCGGAATCACTTCGTAGCGATCGTACACCTTGCTCACTTTCTCTGGGTCAGGTGTGTTCGCTCCGGTTTGCGGAATAATACCGCCCATCCCGGCCGGGAATCGGTGACCAACGAAGATGTCCTGAGCGGTAATATTTTTGATACGCTCAAACTCATCTTTGGTGGCAATGTCGCCCACCGGAATCAACTGAATACCTTTCTCTTTCCCGTTCGGAATGTTCACAAACATACTGCGAAAGTTACCAATCCCTTTCGAGCTGGCGATCTTGTTCTTGAGCGCTTCTTCATCTTCTTCGCTCAGGTTTGGGTCTGTCGCGTAAAAGATGAAACCCATGTGGGCGCCGTTCAGGTAGTAACGGCGGCGGAACAGGGTGGCATCTCGGTTCAGTAAGCTACTTTGAATGCTGCCCAGGTAATCGGGCAGGCCATACACCTGCTGCTGCGGGTCATACTGGGGAATGAAAATCACGTCTTTGGCTTTGAACGTTTTCTGCTTGTACTCTGGCAGCAATTGCACAAAGTCGCCGTTTCTGCGCTTACGCATATGCACCATGGGAAGCGGGGCCAGGCCAATCACTTGCTTCAGGTAGTTGCGGATTTTCACAAACGCTGCCATCCCCAGGCCGAAGTAATCCCAGCAGGCGTTATTCATCTGATACATCGGCAGGTTGCCGCCGCCGGTAAAGCGACCAGCCACATAGTTGGCCCGGGCTTTGAGCAGTGAACCATGGTACCCGTTAGCGTTGGCAATATCGGCCAGCCCTTTCAGTGAAATGGGCGGCTCCCAGTAATCATCGGAATCGTTGTAGACCAGTTCACAGTAGCGCGTCATCCAGCTGCTGTTATCAACCGGCTCCGGGTTGGGGTCAAAGCTGTAGACGGAAGAGTTGCCGGAGGGCTGCGCGGTGTCGGTATGTACCAGTTGTTCGGTCATGCTGCTAATTTCCCTTGGTCGCCGGTGAATGCCCAGCGAGATTTGCGTTTGGTGGTGTGATCCAGTGGTTCATTGATGAGGGCGTGAGACAGTGCCCAGAAGTCATCGGCGTGGCCGACCAGTTCGCTGCGGTCAGCTTTGAACGTCATCATGTTGCCGCTGTTGGTCGACGTGCGTTTGATGGCCATGAACGACATCGCGGTTTCTTTCATGCCCGCATCAAACTGCAGGCGCTGGCCGTCAATGACATCAATCATCTTCATCACCAGGCGGTTTTTGTTCTCGTTGGAATAGTGAATGGCCACGGTTTCCCGCGGGTGCTTATTGCTGAGCAGGTCATACACCCCGGCACCAATACCGGTGATGTCTATCCCCAGGTAAGTGACATTGAAGCGCTCAAACACCTTGTCGATTTCGCTCGCCTGGTGTTGAAAGCTCAACCCACGCCAGGTGTGTTTTTCCAGTACCCGGAATTTCTCCGCAGCGACAATCGGCGGCGCGACCACCATCAGCACCGCATTGTCGCGGGTGCGTGACGGGTCATACCCCAACCACACCTCACGGCTACCGAATGGCCTTTTGGCACTGGCTTTGAAATCCTGCCAGATACCCGCATCCACCATGCATTTCTGCACTTTGTTGAACTCGAATATCGAGCTGGCGCCGTCGACGAAAATACACATGAACAGGTTGTTGAAGTCATGCTCGCTGTATTCTTCGCGCAGCTCCTCGATGTCGAACAGGTCACAGCCACCCTTGGCGGCATCCTCAATCGTGACCACATAACGCCACTGGCGATCAGGGCAGAGTCGGCCACCATCGCGCAGTTCGTCAAAGGTTGGGAATTCGATGTTCTTACGGGTGGTTTTATCGCCGCGCCATTTATCCCCGGTCCAGAAAGGGTACGCGGCGTGCATTTTGGAGGATGGGGTCGAAAAGTAGGTTTTGCGCCACTTCTTATGTGTGGCCATCGCTGAGGCGACTTTGTTCAGTTCGTCAAACTTGCCGATCCAGAAATACTCATCCACATACACATGGCCGTGGTAACTTTGTGCGGTTTTACCGTTGGTCGACAGGAAGTGCAGCTCGGCCCCGTTGGAGAGTGTCATCGGGTTACCGGAGAGCTCTAAATCCAGAAACTCTTTGGCGAGCGCGACAATATAACGGCGAAACACTTCGGCCTGTGCCCGTGAGGCGGAGAGGAATATCTGGTTGTCGCCGGTTAGAATCGCCTGCTCTAACGCTTCGCCGGCAAAGTAGTAGGTTGCGCCAATCTGACGTGATTTGAGGATGTTGCGGATACGCTGATGCAGGTTATTGCGCATCACGATTTGATACTCAAACAGCGAGTCGTGCCATAGCTTAAAGTGCTCTTCGGTCAGTTCGCTGACATCGTTCTTCACCTTTTTGCCGCGCTTTGCTTTGCTTTGGCCAGAGTATTGTCCGGCTGCGTCAGCTTGTTTACCAGGAGAGGCGTTTTGTTTCCCCGCTGACTCCGCTTGTTGACCACCGTCTTGTGGCGCTGGCGCCGGGTTGCTGGCGTGGAATTTCTTCAGTTTAACGTGGTGTTCGACCAGCCGATCGAGCATATCCAGCTGGCCTTTGGTTGGGTTCTCCAACTCGAGCAAAGTCTGGATACGATTCGATATAGCCTCATCGACGGTTTGTTCACGCAGCATATCGCGCCAGCCGAATTTATCTGCCCAGTAATAGATGATTCGTTCACTGTTCAGGTTCAGTTCGGCAGCGATTTCGCGTGGCGTCCAGGCCTTTAAATAAAGTGCCCGGGCGGCTTGTCTGAGTTCAGGAGAGTATGCCATGCCTGAATCATACGCCCTCAAAACCGCCCGATTCGCCCACATTCATTCCGACCTATTCCAGTTTTCTTTATATCCGAATTCACCCGAACACAACTGGCTGAAAGCCCGTTTTTATCGGCGTATGGTTGCCACACATCAACGAAAAACCGTAGTGATTAAGAGTGTTCAACCATGCCGAAAACCAGTGATTGGGTCATCGTCGCCACCGAAGGCAATACCGTAGACGGTCGAAAAATCGATAAGTCTTGGATTAACGACATGGCCGATCTGTATTCCAAAGATGAGTACCCCGCTTTGATTTGGCCGGAGCATTTCCGTAATCAATGGGCACCCTTCGAGGGTAAAAACTGGGGCATTGTTGAAGCGCTGAAAGCCGAAGAAAAAGACGGGAAACTGCGCCTGTTTGCCAAGCTGACGCCCAATCATTACTTGATTGAAGCGAACAAAGATGGGCAAAAGCTGTTTACCTCCATTGAACCCAACCCGGACTACAAAAGCGAAGGGCGTTGCTATTTAACGGGCCTAGCTGTGACTGACTCCCCAGCCTCCACCGGTACAACGCAACTCAAATTTTCACGTCGTCAGGGTGAAGAAACCGTGATCGAGACGGATGCATTGGAAGAGATTGACTTCTCAACATGCTTCACCCGCTCAGAGCGTTTTTTCTCACTCTGCAAAGGCTTTTTCCTTTCCGGCGATCAGCCAGAGCACACTCCCGATTCTCAGCCAGAGGACGAAGAACCCATGAACCAAGAGCAGTTCAGCCAAATGATGGGTGCGATTAAAGATATCGGCACCAAACAAGGTGAACTGGAAGAGAAGTTCAACACTTTCTCTACCCAGAAAAAACCAGCAGAAGAGCCTGAAGGCGATGAAACGCCGGAAGGTACGCCCTATGGCGATCAGACTTCAGGCCTGACGGCGGAGCAATTTAACCAGTTAACCGACATGCTCGGCGGCATCGCGAACAAGCAAGGTGAGCTGGAAAACAAATTTAACCAACTGAGCCAGGAAGAAGCACCGGGCCAGCGCCCTGGTGACAACGGCGGCGAAACCACCTTGGAGGTGATCTGATGTTTAAGCTGAGTGCTTTAGCCTCATCCTGCCTGCTGGCTTACAGCAGCCAGGTTATTGCCAACGCGGGTGTGCAGGAAGGCTCACTCATGTTCAACCTGACGCCGCCAATGGAAACCAAGCTACGCCAGGCCATTATGCAATCCGATTCCTTCTTGGGTCAGATCACGCTTCTCCCGGTGCAGCAAATTACCGGGCAGGTGGTCGATGTTGGTCAGGATGGCCTATCGACGGGGCGCGCTGCTGAGCGTTTTAGTGTTGAAGTCGGCCAGGAAGGGAATACCTATACCCTGGTGAAGACCGACTCCGGCTCTCATATTAAATGGGAAACCATGACTCAATGGGCCAACTCCGGCTCGAAAGATGAGTGGATGAAGATGATGAAAGCTGCGATTTCACGCCGCTTTGCACTCGATATGCTGCGCATCGGATTCAACGGTACCTCGGTTGCTGCGATCACTAACCCTGTTGAGAACCCGCTTGGTCAGGACGTCAACAAAGGTTGGCTGACTCTGGTTAAAGAGAAAAAGGCTGCTCAGGTTCTCGCTACTGCTGTTCTGGACCCAACCGGCACCACGGAAGATTCATACAAGAATCTGGACTCGCTGGCGCAGGACCTGATCAATACCACCATCGCCCCTGAACACCGAGAAGACCCGGACTTGGTTGTCATGGTCGGTCATAACCTGGTGTCTGCTGAACAGCACCGTTTGCTTGAGTCGGCGAATACTCCGACAGAGCACAAAGCTGCTCAGACGCTGGCAAAAACCATTGCTGGTCGTACCGCCATCACTCCGCCATTTTTCCCGGCCAATGGCATTTGGGTAACGAACACTAAGAACCTGCAGATCCTGACTCAGGAAGGTACGCAGTGGCGTCGTCAGCAAAATAACGAGGATAAGCTTCGTTTCGAAAATAACCATATCCGCATGGAAGGTTATGCCGTCGGCAATATGAAGAAGTTCGCAGCCATCGAAAATGTGACTGTGGCAGAGCCAGCGGCAGCGTAAGGGGTAGTTCATGGTAAGCCCACTTCAACGCCAGCGCATGAAGCTGCTGGCACAACCCTCTAAAGCGGCAGTAATGGTCTCATCCGCCAATATGGACAGTTTGCATTTGCAGCTCATCGAGTTCGAGCAGGACAAACTCCAGCTGAAAGGGATGGTTCAAATTGCGGAGAAGGTGAACCACAAGCGTGAGGTGCTCATTCCGAAGTACAAACCGATGGCGGAAACGTACCTGGACGCCGGCGAAAGCTACCAGAACCCGATTTTTACGGACCTGATTGTCTGGCTGTTCGATACCGGTGAGTTAGAGACCGCGATTGAGTGGTTGTTCAAAGCGATTGAGCTGGACTTGCCGACCCCGGAGAACTTCAAGCGTTCCAGCTGGGCGGTCGTGTGTGCCGACTTTGTTCTGCAGTGGGCAGAAACACAACTGGCCAACGGCCATTCGGTAGACCCGTACTTCTCGCAGGTGTTCGAGAAAATCGACCAGGAATGGAAGCTGCCGGAGCAACTGGAAGCCAAATGGTACAAGTTCGCCGGCTACGGGTTGCTGCTCAACGAAAAGGGCGAACCCCAGCCAAGCCAACTGGGCAATATCGAGCGGCTGGAAAAGGCTAAAGCCCTGCTGCTCACCGCCCACGACAAGCACAACAAAATCGGTGTCAAAACCAAGATTGACCAGATTGATATGCGCATCCGCGCCATTCAGGAAGGCAAGTTGTAACGACTCCTACGCCACCGCGCCTCGGCTGGCGAGGGTGCTATCACCGTAAAGGTGCATAGTAACCCGTCGACCCAGTGGCTAGAGGCGCACTTATTGAACACGCAAAGGGGAACGTCATGAGTTTTGGCGGCAAGGTCAACAGTGCAGACAGCACCGCTATTCCCGGAGAGGGATGGCCGGATTTATCGACGGATGAGTTTCGCGCTCTGCGCCGCATTCCTCACACCTTTGCGAATGAATCCATGGTTGCAGCGGTGACCATTGCGGCCGGCAATATCCAACAGCGGCTGGATAGCCTGCGGATTGATGGCGAGCCGCCCCAGTGGGGCGCGGGCAAAACTATGACTTATAAGCGGGCGGTGTATGGCCGCGCGCATGCTGAGCTGCTGAAAGAGTTCGCCACTCAGGACCGCCGCAAAGAGGGCGAAAGTGTGGCGACCGATGAGCCAGAGCAGGAAGACCGCTTTCTGAGCCAGAGCAACAAAGATGTGCGGGCTTTACTGGGCCGCAGCGCGAATGGGATTGCATCGATATGAGTGAATCGGCGTACGTCAAAACCAAGCTGGAGCACCTGACGGACTACATCGTCAGTCACCTCAACAGCAATGTGCTCGACAACAAAATCGAAGCCTGGCAGGAGCGCGCCGCGATTGTGGTCGATGGTGAGGACCGGGGCAACGGCGGACACATTGCGGCGTACTGGCGTTATGAAGCGGTGATTTCGGTCGAAGAGTTTCCGCATCAGCAATTAGACCCGCGCAATCTGTTTGCGTTAGTCGCTTGCTGGTTGTCGGACTATGACACCGAGCGAGACATTCACGAACTGAGTGACCCGGAAATCAGTGTTGATGTCATCAATCACGAAACGGCCGACGTGCTGGTCGAAATCGAAATGATGGAACCGATAGAAATGATCCCGGATGAGCAAGGGCTCATTACCTGGCGAGGGGTGAAATATCGTGTGCAGGCCGTGCCTATCGACACGGCGGAAGAATACGAGCTGAGTCATGCAGATTGAGTTAGTCGGCCAGGACGCCATCAGTGCCCGCAAAGCCTTGGAGGCGTTGGCGCTGACTAAGCGCAAACGCTTTTGGCTATTGAAAGACCTGGGCCGCTGGGAAAAGCGCATGACCCGCAGTCGCCTCCGCCGGCAAAAGGACGTCGATAACCAGACATTCGAAAAGCGCAAACAGGGTGAGGGAGCGGTTCTGACCTCATTCTCAAACGGGTTAGAGCCCTACGTACTGCATGATGCCACGGTGCTGGATTTAACCTGGAGCCGAAAAAGCAAAGCGCGCAAAGCCGCGGTGCATCAGGCCGGTATGACGGAAACCGTCACGGCGCATGAGCACATCAAAGCGCAGAACAAACGCCGCGGTGAGCCCGATTATAGCGCTCCGTGTACCAAAGCGCAGGCCATCGCTTTACGCCGCCTTGGGTACCGGATACGCCGGCGGGACGGGAAAGGCTGGAATAAGCCCAGTGTCCGTAACCTGGGAAAGCGCCTCACGTTAGGTCAGGCCGGGCTCATCATCCGCATGATGCGCACCGGTAAGCGCAAGGGGAAGCAGAAATGGAAAGTGCATACCCCACAGCGGCAAATGCTCGGCAGCAAAACGCAAAAAGTGAGAGAGCGCCTCATTCGAAACATCGAGAAAGCGCGCGTAAAGAAATAACCACTTTGTAAGGAAATAGCCAATGGCAACCGGAAAGGTACAGGTTAACAACCTCAATTTAGGGCAAGGCGGGATCCCGGAAATCGAACGCCACCTGCTTTACATCGGGCGCACCGATAAGGCCGAACTGCAAGGTGTGGTGACGCGCGTGAACAACATGACCGATTTGGACGGCGTGGTGGCAGACGACGCACTCGGCGCCAACGTCATCGCAGCCCAACTGAACGGCAAACAGAATTGGACTGCGGCCATTTTTGGCCTGGGCGCGGATGACACCTGGCAGGAAGCGGTGGACATCGCCAACCGCACGGATTCCTTTGAGGGCATTTGTCTCTGCGACGAAGTGACCACGTCCGCCGAGTTTGGCGAGATGCAGGCCAAAGCCACCGAGCTGACCAGCAAGTTAGGCCGCTGGGTGTTCTTCCTGGCAGCTTGCCCGGGCATCGATGCAGAGAGCCAAACCTGGTCAGCGTATGAAACCGCGATGTTGAACCTGGTGAAAGATGTGGCCGCCAACCTGGTGACGCCGGTCCCGCAACTGAACGGGAATAACGTCGGTGTGCTGGGTGGCCGCTTGTGCGACCGCAGCGTGACCGTGGCAGACAGCCCGATGCGTGTCGCCACCGGTGACGTGCTGGGGCTGGGTGACATGCCGGTTGACAGCAGTAATAAACCGCTGGAAATGAGCACCATTGCCACGCTGGCTGATGCCCGTTATTCGCTGCCGCAATGGTACGCCGATTTGGAAGGGGTGTACTGGAGCGATGCGACCACGCTGGAAGCCAAAGGCGGTGATTACCAGTACCTGGAATACGTTCGTCCGGTGCACAAGCTGAATCGCCGCGTGCGCATCAAAGCCATTCGCCGCATCGCTGACCGGATCCTCAATTCGACTCCGGCCAGTATTGAACTCAACCGCACCTATTTCCGCAAAGACATGCGCGACATGTCGAAAGGGATGGAGATCGGCGGCATTACGTTCCCGGGCGAAATCATGGTCCCGCGTGACAGTGATGTGACCATTGAATGGCTCACCAAAACCAGAGTGCAGATCGGGTTGATGGTTCGCCCGCATAACTGCCCGAAAGAAATCGCGGTGAACATCGCACTCGATCTCTCTAACCCTGCAGACTCGGAGGCGTAATTTATGAGCATGCGTATTTCTGGCAAGAACATGCACTTCTCTCTGGGTGACTACAAGCTCAAAGCGCAAAAAGTCACGCTCTCGATTACGGATAATTCCGCGGTGAATAAAACCTCCGGTGTGCCGGATGGCTGGGTCGATGGCGATGTGGAAGCCAGCGGTGAAATGGAGCTGACCACACAGCAGTTCAACCTGCTGAGCAAAGCGGCCAGTCAGTCGGGCTCATGGCGTGGCCTGCCGGACTTTGACGCTCTGTTCTACGGCAAGATAGATAACGACGAACTGAAAGTGGAAGCCTTCGGTTGCCGCCTGAAAATCTCTGACTTGCTGGATATCGATACCAATGGCGGCAGCGCCCTCTTGCACAAGCTGCCCTTTGAAGTGACCAGTCCGGATTTCATCAATATCAATGGCGTGCCTTACCTGCGTCCGGATGAAACCGAAGATCTGGTTCAGTAAGAAGGGGACACGATGCCAGATGTTATTGACCACGCCTGCGGTGTTGAAACCCAATTCCAGCAAATGGCGCTTGCCCGTCAACTCGCGGGGGTTAAGCGAACTCAACAACGGGAAAGCGCACAAGAATGCGGCGAATGTGGCGACTCAATTCCAGAAAAACGCCGCCAAAAGGTACCAGGTTGCCAGTATTGCACCCAGTGCCAGAGTGAACGGGAGTAAATCACCCATGAAACATTTTGTACTTAAACGCCGCTATTTCAGTCACGGCACCTATTCCACCCTGCACCGGGCTGACGGCAGTGTTGTGTGTTGTGTGGTTGAGCGGGCCTGGCTGAACAACGCACCGTCACAATCCTGTATCCCAGAAGGCAGTTACGCACTGTATTCGCATCAATCACCGAAGTTTGGTGACTGCTACGCCCTAGAGAGTAAAGCGCTCGGGGTGACGCGTTATGGCCCCAGCCTGCGCACGCACATTCTGATCCACAAAGCCAACTCGCCAAAGGAGCTGGAAGGGTGTTTAGCGCCAGGTGTGGATTTCGGGTTTGTCGGCGGTGAGTGGGCGGTGATGAATTCCACCGCGGCGTTCAACAGCCTGATGGCTGAGCTGGCGGGTGAGCCAGCCAACCTGACCATTGTAAAGGACTGAATACTATGTGGGATAAAGTGAAATCTTTGATTGGCAGTGCTGCGCCCATGGTCGGCACATTGCTCGGCGGGCCTGCCGGCGGCGCCGTTGGCAGCATGGTGGCCAGCGCTTTGGGGGTAGAAAACACGCCGGAAGCGATTGAGCAGGCACTGGTGAATAACCCGGATGCACTGCTCGCCATCAAACAACTGGAATCCGATGAGCGCATTAAGCTGCGGGAGCTGGCCCTGCAACACGCCGAACTCGAAAGCGGTGAACGAAAACTGGCAATCAGTCGGCAGGCGTCGGTGACCCAGGCGGAATACGCCAACTGCGATCCTTTTGTGCGCCGGTGGCGCCCGATGTGGGGTTACACGCTCTGTTTTTCCTGGGCGCTGATGTTTCTGGGCCTGTTTGCCGTGATGGTGCTTGAGCCGACAGAAACCGCCAGCGTTATCAACGCCATTGTCGCACTGACGCCACTGATTTCCGTCGCCCTGGCGGTGCTGGGTATCAATATTCACAAGCGGTCGCTGGACAAACAGGTGGCCGCGGGCCAACCGCCGACAGGGATGCTCAGCGGGATGAAGCAGGCCGTAAAAGGGGGCTAGATGGACGATTGGCGCATCTTACTGGCAATGGCCGGCTTTCTACTCACGTTGATTGGTTTCGTGTTCACTCGTGCGGAAAAGTCGGCAGCCACCACTCGGGAGCTGGAGCGGCGTACACACAACAACGAGCTGGCCATTGCCAATCAGCGTGGGGATGTCGCCGAGAAGTACGCCACCAAGCACGAACTGCGGGAAGCCGTAGACGATCTGAAAGATTCAATTAACGGACGGTTCGACCGTCTGGAAAACAAGTTAGACAAAAAGAGAGAAATCGCATGAGCAAAACCATTGTACTGACCATCGGCACCCAGGACCTGAGCTTTACCCCAACGGAAGCCGCTTACAACGATTACATGAACGAACTGGCGCAAGGTGAAATTGCCAGCTCAGCCCACAACTTCCTGGTGATGATTGTGGACGACGAGAGCAAAGAGCCGCTGCGTCACCTGACTAAAGCCAACCCCGGTGCGGCGCTGCAGATCACGGGTGAGGTGCTGAAAGAGTACACGCCGAAGCTGCAGATCAAAGTAAAAAAATAGATGCCCTGGTAAAGGGCATTGATGGCAACGAACTGGAACAAATGCTCATCTGGCGCCGTAAGTGGTTGCCCGGTGAACAGGACGATGAAACCAGCATTGCCCGGGCGGTCTGGCTGGAAAAGAAGTATTGGGAAAACCTGACCGCCTCAACAGCCAATGGCGTGGCCAAAGCCTTTAGCGGATAACGGATACAGCATGTTACCAGAAGCACTCAGATTCAATGTTGGACTGGTTGACCAGATTTCGAAACCGCTGGGCAACATTCAACGTCACCTCAACGATGTGACCAACACCTACCGTCAGGGGACGCATACCATGATGGCGGGTGCGGCGGGCATGGTGGGCGCGGGGTTTGCTCTGCAACAGGCGTTAATGCCTGCCATTGAAATGGACCGCGCGCTGGGTGAGGTGAAATCCTTGGGTGTGGCGGATGACCAACTGAAAACACTGACGAAAACCGCGATGAAGTTCTCGGTGGAATACGGCAAATCCGCAACGGACTTTGTGGGGGCGTCTTACGACATCAAGTCTGCCATGGGGGAAATGACAGGCGATGAACTGGCCGGAGTCACACGCAGCTCGGCGATTCTTGCTGCTGCGACCAAAGCCGATACGACCACCATCACCAACTACATGGGCACGATGTATTCGGTGTTTAAAGATAAGGCCGATGCCATCGGTAAAGATAACTGGGCACAGCGCATTGCGGGCATGACGGCCAAATCGGTGGAGATGTTCAAAACGACCGGGCAGGGGATGTCGGATGCATTCAAAGGCGTGGGTGCACTGGGTAAAACGCAAGGCGTGGCGATTGAAGAGCAGATGGCCGTGCTTGGCCTGTTGCAGGGTTCAATGTCGGGCAGTGAAGCGGGGACCCGATACAAAGCCTTTCTGAATGGCGTGGTGAAAGCGCAGAAAGAGCTGGGCCTGAGCTTTACCGACAGCAATGGGCAAATGTTGCCGATGTTCGAGATCATGAATAAGTTGCGCGGCAAATTTGGTGATCTGGATTCGTTGGAGATTGACCAGATTAAGTCCGCATTTGGCTCAGACCAGGCGGTGTTGCTCATTACCGACCTCATCGGTAAGACCGGCGATCTGCAAGACAGCGTGAAAACGTTGAACCAGTCTGCCAACTTAAATACGGCCATCAACATGGCCAGCGCCATGACCGACCAATGGGAACGCCTGGAGCAAGGGGTGTTTGCCGTTCGCACGGCCTTTGGGGCTGTGCTGTTGCCTGCCATTCTGCCGATTGTTTCGTCATTAGCCGATGGCGCGACGGAAATCATTGAATGGACGGAGCTGTTCCCGAACATCACGAAATATATCGGCTTTGGTGCGTTGGCGCTGCTTGGCGCAGCCGCGGCCGGCGGTGCGTTTACGTTGATGATGGGCGTGGGCAAACAGGCCATGGCGACCTACATGTTGACCATGAAGCTGCTTTCTGGCGTGGGGTTTGTGTTCTCCAAAGGATTAGCGGTTATGCGTGTTGCCATGCTGGCGCTCAATATCGCGATGGCGGCGAACCCCATCATGCTGATTGTGACGGGGGTGATAGCGGCGATCACTGCGGTTGGCGCTCTGATTTATTACTGGGATGACCTCAAAGCATCGTTTGGGGATACCACCTGGTTTCAGGCTCTTGAGTTTGCTATTAACGCGCTCACTGCGCCTTTTCGCCTCTTGTTTGATTTCCTGTCCGCAGGCTGGCAATGGGTGATGAGTGGCTTTACTGATACCAGCGGCTTTGCCTTTATCGGCCAAATGGCCGACAACCTGCGCAATGTGTTTGGCAGCGTATTTCAATGGATTTCTGACAAGCTCAGCGGCATTTGGGAAACCGTCAAAAGCCTGACCGACTGGATACCCGGTTTTGGCAGCGACGATGAAAAGCTTCAGGTCAAATCCCAGTCGGTGCCGAGTGCGACGCCGACGGCGCAAATTCAACCCGGAGGCGCGGCGAAGAGCATCGCGAATTACCAGACCAGCTCGACCAATTATGGCGGTGTGGCTATTTATCCAACCTACATGACCAGTCCCCAGGACATGGCCAGCGAACTCGAGATGGCGGCAGGCTAATGGCGGACTACATCTATCAGGACATGTTGATTGAAGCCGGTGACGTGGTACTCGATGCCGGTCGTAACCCGGTATTGATTCAGGACCGGGCGGTCATCGCGCAGGACATTAAGCACGCGATCATGGAAAGCCATTTGGCCGTGGACTTAATTGCCGAGCGCAGCCCATCGAAGAAAGCGGACATTCGCACTCAGTTGGAGCTGTTGGTTGAAGAAGATGTTCGCCTGGTACCGGGCACGGTGCGGCTGGAAGAGCCGGCCGATGGCACGATTTACGTTTTTGCAAAGACAGCAGAATTTGGCAACTTAGATTTGGAGGTCATCAGTGGCTGATATTCCAAAACCCGATTACAACGAACTGGTGAAACAGTCAGGCATTCCGACCGATGAAGCCGGATGGAAAAAAGTCCTCAAAGAGGAGTTAGCCAAAGAGGGCAGCACCATTTCCAATGACTCGCCGTTCTCTCCGTTCTGGCGTTTGATTGAGGCGGCGGTGGTGAAAGTGACGCTGTGGCTCATCACCACGTTATTGGTGGGCTATGTGCTGCCGAACATGTTTGTAGCGACGGCGGTGGACCAGTGGCTCGACCTCTTGGCCTGGCAGTGCAAACTCACTCGTAAAGGGGCGACCAAAGCGAAAGGGTTGATTGCCTTTCAACGCGCGGCCGCGCAAGGGCCTGCTCTGGTGATTCCGCAAGATACCTGGATTCAGACGGAGGCCATCAACGGCAACATTTACCGGGTCCGGGTGTTAGCTGATACCACTTTGCCGGAAAACGAAACCATGGTCACGGCGGAGGTGGAAGCGGAAAGTGAAGGCGCGGCCTACAACCTGGGAGAGGGGTATTATCATATTCTACCTACTGCCATCCCGGGCATTGCCGCGGCAACCAATCCGGCTGAGTGGCTGCTTGAAGCCGGCGCCGACAAAGAGAGCAATGATGAACTGCGCCTGCGCATCCGTAACCAATGGAGTGCGGTCGCTCGCTGGCACATCGATGCGGCCTACCGGGCGCTGCTGACCAGTCGGGCTGGCATCAACGATGACAACGTGTATTTCGAACATAATGCCCCGCGCGGACCGGGTACCGCCAACGCGCTGATCCTTTTGGATACCGGTGAACCTTCCCCTGAAATGCTGACCGATTTAAACGACTACATCCGCAGCCAGGGTCAGCATGGCCACGGCGATGACCTGCAGGTCATGTCGATGCCAGACACTGAGCACGATATTACCTGCCGGGTGTGGCCATTGCGCTCACTGACGATGGAAGACCGCGAGGTACTCAAGGCGGATGTCGAGCAATTTATTCGCGCGGCCTTTCGTGAAAACGTGGACTACGCACCCACCGTGACGAATCCTGTCCTGCGATTCAGTTTCTCTAAGCTGAGCCAGGAGCTGCACAGTCAGTTCCCGCAGATTGAGTCGCTGGAATTTGATAACGAGGACATCATCAACAACTTGTCGGTCCCTCGTATACAGTCGCTGGAGATCTCAATTGAAAATACCTGACATCAAACTCAGCTACTGGATGGGCATAGGTGAGCTCGCCAAGATAGCTCGAGCGCTGCAAAGCTACTGGGGCCACGTCAAAGCCGCCTTTGAAATGCCTCTGCAGCAACATGACCCGCTGACCGCGCCGATTGCTTTGGTAAATATTCTCGCCTGGCAACGCGACGTTGAGCGATTAGGCCAGGAGCCGGAAGCACTGTTTCGGATACGTGTCGCGCATGCCTATGGCTTTGCCCGCGATGCCGGCTCGGTGGCGGGCTGGGAGGATATGTTCGACAAGCTGGGCTATCCGCACATTGCCCAGGATGAAAGGCTGGCCAACGTCGATTGGGATGTGATCAGCCTGAAAATCCGCGATGGGGATTTAACCAATGTCCCGAAACTTTTAGACACGGTGGTCCGTCAGTACGGGCGCACCTGTCGCCGTTACCAATACACCAGTTACGTTGAAATGCCGCTGGCCGCGCGAAGCAAAAACATTGAAGCGCATTACACCACGTCACACGTCAAAACCCGACTGAACGTTGCCGGATTACCCAACGTGCTCCACGTCGATTGCGAATACTACCAGGCCACAGTGAAGGGCTAAGGATTACATCAACATGGCAAACACCACTGACAAGTCTATTCTCACCGCCGCCGGCAAAGCACTGCTGGCTCAGCTCAACGCAGAAGAAAAACCGCTCATCATCGACAAGATGATTTTTGCGAATGTGCCTAATCGTCCCGAGTTCCCGCAGCCGGATGATGTGGTACCTAACGACTCTATTGTTCACCAGGAAGGCGTGGAGCAACGCGGCCGGCTGTCTGCCGATTCGGTGATTTACAGCACCACATTAACCAGCGATGTAGGGCCGTTTGAGTTTAACTGGACCGGCGCTTATTGCTCGGAATACGGCGTACTGGTGACGGTGGACCATCACGCATTGACCCCTAAAACTGCCGATGAACCGGGCGTGGCGGGGAATACGCTCGTGCGCTCCGTGGTGCTGGAATACAAAGACATCGCTGAAATCACCAATATCACCGTCGACGCCTCAACCTGGCAGTACAACGCCACCGAACGCCTGAAGAAGATGGACACTGATGTCGCCCAGGCGATCATCGACCAGAACGGCAAGGACTGGTTTATCGAAGATGGCTTCCTGGTTACACCTCAAGGCATTGCATTCAACATCAAAGCCGGTGCCGGCTATGTGTCAGGTAACCGCGTGACACTGGACTTTGATCGAAACGTTCAAGTACCGAATAAGCCATCGTTTATCTACGTAGACGCGCACCGCGAAGGCACGCCAACAGGTGAGCAAGTCACCTTGTTTGATTTCGTTGTTACTGCAGAAGAGAAAGACGACTACACCGATGCAAACGGCGTGAAGCATTTTGTTTGTAAGATTGCGCAGGTGTTGGCTGATGGAAGCGTTAGTGATTTGCGGCCAGAGGGAGAGAGTGCAACTCGAGACTGGAGTATTAAGACTTCAGGTAAATTCAATGCGGTAAATGTTATGGAATATGCATTATTGGCAGGTTTCCATAAAGATTCGGATTGGACACCATTCTTTCAGCAAGCTGTTGACGATAATCCAACTGCGGCAACGATTGTCTACCCATCAAATATTCGAGCGAAAATAGAAGGCACAGTTGATCTAAAAGGGAAGTCACTTCGCTGTGAGGCCGGAGCTGCTAGCAGTATGGCTTTAAACGTGGGCTTATATGCACCACCTGGTAAAACCACACCGATGTTTACTAACCCTGGTTACTATATTAAGGCTATAGCTATGGGAAATGGTAAAGATGGTTGCGACTTCATTGAAAGTACGAGTGGTTATAACCGCCGAATTTTTGGTGAATTTAAAAACTTCCGACATGTCGATTTAATTGAAGGTATTTGTGTGGATTATTCGTGGGGCGCAACCGCTCACGGCTGTAACGTTCCTGTTCGTATAACCGATCCAGATAATCGACAGTCAACGACTATTTATTTCTTACATGGTGCAATGTTCCAATGGTGTAACTCAGCGATTGTTAGTAATGGTGAGATTTGGGGTAGTACGTTTTCTGCGATATTTGAACATTGTCGTGATGAACCAATTATCTGCAAAGCATTCCATCGTTGTAAATTAGCAGGTGCATGGTTTGAAGGCGATCAAAGTCAAAAATTGACACGTTTACCTATCAAAGTTACATCAAGTCAACAAATCACAGTAGACGTTGATGGAGCATGTAAATTTCACTTTGGTTGGGTTGCCCCTGTTCAGGCTGGGGCAAGCGGATGTGGCGGCGTTCGAAATGGTTCGGAATACATTGATATTAGTAACTTAACAGGCTTAGGTGCAAGGCTGCATACGAATGGGCTCGAAGTTAAACAAGCTGGTTGGTACGGCGGTGATGTTGATGCAGAGTTACGTGCTCCGAATACGAATGATGCGTTGGCTACAGGGTCTGTCAAACTCATTCCGGGAACTAATGGTAGCACCAGAAACGGCGATGTTGTTATTGAGTCAGATAAAGAAAGTTTTGATGGTTTGATAAAGACAAAAGCCTTCGAACATGAAGCTGTTCCTTATTATCAAGAACAGAAAAGAAAAGTTTGGGGGATGCAAACCAAAGTCCCAGCTATATCTGATGCTGGGGATGTAGTTAATCATGTTACGCAAGAGGCTATCGTTCTAGTTTTTGATACATCATTAGGGTTAGAAGGCTGGCAGCGAGGCTTGTTTGATGTTGTTGAAAATATTGCGGGTGAAATTGAAGTAACGCCAAAGCCAGGTGTTTCACTTCAGCAATTTGCTGTAGCGATAGACGGTGTTATCAGTGATGACATGTTGGTTCATCGAATTTCGGTAACCAATAAGTATTCTGGTTCTTGGAGTTCATATCGAGATCCAGCAACATTCAAGGTGCATTTCAGTAAGTTAGATGGAACGGCGGTAACGCCTTCGCGATTCACTATTCTTTTGTACCCAAATAAATAAGAGGTTTTCATGGCACTAAATAATACATTAACCATTACTCGTGACGGCTTTGAAGGTGAACTACGTCGTCCAGACTGCTATGTAGTGATAAATACGATATCAGGCGGTAAGCATGGATTAAAGGTCTCTTTCTTTTATAAAGAAAGTACGGAGGGGGATGTGTTGTCGCAAGGTAGTTTTACTTTTGTACCGAATGTTGATGGTGAAAATTATCATGAACAAGCCTATCAGTATATGAAGGCTTCTTTACCGGAGTTTGCTACAGCAAAGGATTGTTGATTGATGCTAACCCTAAACGGCACCCAACTCCCATTAAAGAACCTACGCATTAGCGTTCGTCAACAATTGGCTGGACGGGATATGTCCGGCCAGACCTCGGCTACCGACCAAGCAGAAACAGGTAGTAAAGGTAAAATACTGACCGTGAAAGGCGTGATCCCTTTCACCAAGAAACAGCTATTAACAAATTTGTTCAGCATTGCAGAAGCACAAGAGAACGATGCTCGCCAAATCTACCGCATTAGCAATAAAACGGCAGAAGCTTTGAAAATTCGCGAGGTGAAATTCCAAGGCGCAGTTCGTGCCGATGAGCAAGATTCTCATCGGCAATGGAGCGTTTCATTTGAACTGGTAGAACATCTTTCAGTGCCAGAACGAGTCGAACAACGCCAACCGGATAAACCCGCCGCACAGCAGAAAGTGCAAGGTGTGAATACTCCGGTTGAAGCTGGACAAAGTGACGATGCGCCGCCAGGTACAGAAGTGGAACTAACGGGTGTTATGAAGGTGCTCAAAGCTGTCGATAATGCTTTGGCCTAACCGGAAGAAGGCGGTGACGTATGACAACAAACAATAAGTTTCTTTGCCGCGCTTACCTTGGTAAAGACAAAGCCAAGGTGAAAAGCCATCGCATAGTCTTTAGTGAAAACACACCAGGTCGTTGTGAACTCTCCGTTGAAGGCAGTCCAAAGCTAAATACTATCATCGCCGTGGACTTAGGCTGGGGCGATGATATTACGCGAGTCTTTCTTGGTTATATCGAACGTGTTCAACCTGCAGAAAAAGGTTGGTCGAAAGTGTTTTGCCGCGAATTAGCGGCAATTCTTTACAAGCCACTTAACATCATCATGCGTCACCCGACACTTATGCAGCTGCTAAGCGAAGCGACCAATAAAACGGGACTTCAATTTGTGGTACCAGAGAAAGCCTACAGCAAAACGGCTATTCCTTGTTTTTATAGCGATGGCAACGGCTATCGAGTCTTAGACGAACTAGCCCAAGCGTTCAGCATTGATGGATTGTTCTGGCAGCAACAAGGAAACGGGCAAATTTACGTAGGCAGTTGGAAGGATTCATTCTGGGCAGATAAACCCGTCACTATACCCAATGAACTGATGACAAACCACACGGCAAATAAGTCGGTAAAGGTACCGGCTATTCCAAAATTAAAACCGGGTGCGCTTGTGAATGGCCTTCGATTAGTCGGCGTAGAGTTTGAAGGAACGGAGGCAAAGCTAACATGGATGTGAATACTATCAAGCGCATTATCTTCCGGTTGTTTCCAGAATTCACAGGGCAATGGCATTTGCCAAGGTGGGGAAAGGTGGTCGCATTGCCAGAGCTGCCAGAAGAAGGTGATTTGTCTGATCGCTTTTATCCTCATTATGCCGTGGATGTCCAGCTACTCGATGAAAAGGGCATGGAATACGAAGATAAACCGCCACTGCAGGCGGTGCCACTTCCGGTTCAAGGTCTTGGTGATCATGCTGGCCGATTAGAGCCACCTGCTATTGGCAGCATAGTAGAGTTAGGTTTTATGTTCGGGCAACCGGACAAACCTTTTATTCGTTGTGTTCTTCCACTTGGCTTCAAGCTACCAGGTATCAAAGAAGGTGAAAGTCGATACCAACAACGCCAAGGTGTTTATCACTTGGTAGACCAAGACGGTAACTTTGAACGAAAGACAGATAAAGACGACAAGTTGGAATGTCTTAACCAACGAATCAAAGTACTGGAAAACCGTTTAGCCGAAATTGAAGGTAACCACACGGAAACCGTCAAAGGTAATAAGACAACCTCGGCTAAAAATATCACCGAGAATGCGGACTCGATAAAGATGAATGGTGGTAAAGGAGTATGCACAGGTGCGAGCATTTGCCCGTTTATGGGTAAGCCGCATGTAGACGTATCAACCACCGTATTTGCAGGTAAGTAAGATGGCACTAAGCAAAGCATCATTGAAAGAGAAGTTAGAAAACGAATTGAAAGCACAGGGCTTTGTTCTTGATGGTGAATTCGCTATGGCAGGTAAGATGGCGGAAGCCATTGCTAACGCAGTAGTGGACGAAATTACTCAGAATGCAAAGGCAGATGTGAAAGGGGGGAGCTCCTCTGGGCTGCATTCGGTTATATAACAGTATATTTGAAAATAGAAAAGAACGCCAATAGAAGGCGTTCTTTTCTATTAGATATTGAACTAAATATACCCATTGCACTTGTGTTTAGTTTAGAACTTGAAGTTTTGTACGTATTGTGGAGTCTGTGTAAGGTGTTGTTTGTTCTTTTCCTTTGTTGAAATTGAAAATGAAGCATCATTCTCTTCTTTTTTAAGATATTTTTCTTTGAAAGAATCGGTCATAAATAGTAGGGAAGTATCGATTTTTATATTTAACTTATCAAGTTGCTTAAAGTCGGTGTTTTTTTGTATAGCTCTTGGTAAGGCTTGTCCGATATCATGAATATCATCTATGAGGTTGTCAGTTTGTTGAATTAGCCAGTTGACATTGTTTCTAAGCAACGAGTAATCATAGTCATTATTGGATAAACTAGTTTGGTAACCACCTTTTAGATTTGTGTCATCTTTTTTATTAGATTTAATCCAATCATCCCTTAGATTAAACCAAACATTCCATGTTTTAATAACTTGGTTGAATTTGGTTATGAATATAGTAACATCAGTTACAGAAAAACTATCTTGCAATAACTCTATTTTTATTTTTTCCCCAGCGTTTAGTTGTTCTTCTGAGTAAATGCCCATCGCAGCGAAAGCACATGTTCCAATTTTTTCATTATCCAATTGGTAGTCGTGGTGAGTGCTTGGTATGGTTCCTACTCGATTTTCTAAGGGCTTACCTTGGTAAGCATCTTTATAGCTAGTTAAAACATGCAATGCAGCATGTAAATCCATAATTATGGAATTTACATTTATTATTTTTTCTCTCTCATATTCAATATTTTTTTGATTGATAATGTTCTTGTATGCAAGCTTTGCCGATAAATTCGCTGCTATTGTTGCTGCAATTATTGAGCTGATTAGAGGGGTATATAATTTTATTGCTTCATCATATTTTATAATTACTGAAGGGAGTAGCAGGTTTCCCACAAAGAAAACAATGAGCGCAGAAAGAACTACAATTATGACTTTCAT